GCGAAAAGTGCTCCTCCAGCTGAGCTAGCGATGGTGCGTCAGGACGTTTTGAAGCAAGAAGAAGGAAGCCCACCCCATCTCCATCACGGTCGTGTTGCCGTATGTCGTATCGGCGCCGCCTGTGTCGCGGATTGGCCGTTCCTCTCTGGATATCGTGATACGCGATTTGTCTTGGTAAATGGCGACGTATGGCAAGAATGAAACGTCCTCCATTTTACTGATCGCTGCCTGTGGAACCCCCAACCTTTTGAGCGAAAACCTCTCTGCTTGTAGAGGGCCATGACTCTGAGATTGGTCGAACATGCGCGCGTCGCTTTCATAGAAGATAACCACTCCATGCTTTTTGACCGCAACCACGCTGTCGTCTCCTGCGACAATGATATGAACACTGTCATCAGGGGATTCCAAGACTCGATACATCCAGTTGGAGAGTTCAAGGTCGGTAATGCCTGAACCCCAACATACGTGCATCAACCACCCATTTGGTAACTGCAAATATTCTGAATCCCATCTCCACTCTTTTTTGAGAATTTGAGTGGCGCCATATATGAATGGTCCAAGATAATATTGCACCGCCGGCTCCACTTGAGCGATGGGCCTCGGCTTGCAAATGAAAACCATTTCATCCTCATCTAGCTTGGAGACGGCCTCGTTTGTCTTGACCGCCACTTGGATCCCTCTTTTTATTGCAAGGTCCAATGTTTGCTCCATTGCTATCTTATCCTGATGAATATAGCGTTTCTTCTTGTTGGGTTCGAACTTCTCTAGCCACGGGAGTTTCCAATCCTCATGATCGATCTCGAATTCGGGATCCGGAAACGTGCCTCTAACTGTCATCCAAAGATCTCGCCAGTTGATTGCTTGTTCACTGGGGTCCATGGGGGGATCCGTTAAAATCCTACTCTTGACAGTCTGCGTCAAATTCCAGTCTGTCCTTCCAGGAACAAACCAAGGGAAATTTGTCGGTAAAAACCAATGATTGACAACGTTGTCTGTTTCATCAATGTTGCCTCGGAATTCACCTTTGCAGGTCATCGTCTCCGTGAGGGGCTTGTTGTACGGCGCTGCTTGAGACCGCGGGACAGCAGCGAGTTCTTGAGGGAACTCGTGCATCCCTTCGGGGGTCTCTATGATTTCGTTCCATGCGACTTTGCTCTGGCAAGTTAAATTTTTGAACATGATCCAAGCTGCTCCTGGGACTAATTTCTCCTTTTTGCTGGAGAACAGCCACCAAACTAAAAGCGCAAAGAAGAGCCATGTCCACGTGACCATTCCCAATGACCCGGGAACCACGTTAAAAGCCAACTTGTTGAACACTACTACAAACATGTTGAATGCCATGTGGATCACAAGCCTCTGTCTGAAAGACATATTCGCTGTTAACATGTGCATCAAAAATGCTGGAGTAATCGCTATGATATTGAAACCTTGCTGCAGACGCAGGAAAACTTCATAAAAAGCTAAGAAATATGCAGTGTAAGGCGGTTTGATGCTCTTGAACACTTCCTCGATGAAGGGGGCAATAACTATTACGCTAAATGCAGGGGTAGTTGGTATCCACCATAAGAAATTAATGAGGTTGTGGGCACCGCGGCTAAGCTCTTCAGAAAAGATCGCACGCCAGTCCTTGGATTGAGTTCGAGTCAGTGCCAGAATCTCCTGTCTGACATCACAAAACGCTTTCACCCTTTCCATAGTTCTGCTTAGATCTACTGAAGCGCTGCCGGTCGCGAACGCTTTACCCTTCAACCCTCCCTTTAACCAGCCCATCACGAAGACACCCACAAAGCCTACTGTCACAGTTGCAATCAGCCCAAGCGATGACGCTGCAGGCGCTGACGACGTTCCGTAATTTTTCAGTTTCGTGTTGTAATTCTCCATTGACTGCCCGTTCAAGCGGGAAGTTGAATCAATCAACCAATTCCTCTGGTTCAAATCCCTAAAGAGCACTGCAAGAACAGTTTTGTCTACTATGAGGTTGAAGTGTTTTGGAAAGCACTCTTCCATGCGGCGCCACACTGCTTTGTCATGTAGGCGTTCTCTCACATTGGCGGCTATCCCCTTCAACGCGTAGGGTCCAACTGTTCGCATTGATAATGCTCTGGATACCATAGTAGCTATCTCGTTGTTCACCAACATTTTCTGTTTCGGCCAGAATTGGTGTAACATGGGGTACTGAACGATCCAATCAAAGACGCACTGGGTGAACCAATTCTTTGGTTCCTCCGGCAATTCAACCTCCTGTAGCTCAAAAGCTGGTGGAGGTGACAATGACAACGAATCGATCGTCCCCCATTTACGAAAAAGCACCACGTAATAGTCTCCGAATACCTCTTTATAACACCATGAAAGATCCTCATAGTTCTGACGCTCCCATATCCAATCACAAGGATTATGAGGCGCGTACGCTTGGGCCGAAGTGTCTGGAAATGAGATGATTTTGCCATCTTCTCCCCGGGCCCACACGCCTTCTTCAAAGACGTGGCCCATCAGACCTCGGAATCTATGGCCGATCCACACTAAATATTGATTTCTATCCGTCAGCAGCGTGCTCACATACCCAGGGGTGAAAGAGCAAAGTGGTGTCTCATAAACATCCACCATAAGAATGCTGCCATCAGAAAAATCATCGTCGTCCACTTCTCCTTGGCCTCTCATTAAGTCCTGAGGTGTGAGACCTGGTTGGTGTAAAACGATTTGCATTTTGTGTTGGTCGGGAACAAGGTACGGAACTGTGTTCAGGTGTTTGCAGAAGCCTAAGTCACGTTCGTGACCGTAGACTGAATACACTTTACGTTGGCCAAGAGTATATAGAATGCTCAAAGCTCGAACCGTCAGAAGCTTTCTGACTGCGGCACTAACCGGATGAGGTGAAACCACCCCATACCAGTCTTCATCGCGTGGAAGTGCGTGTATCCCCAATTTCCTGAGCGCTACAGATTCACCTGGTGTGGTGTAGTATAGCTTGAAAAGCTCCGCATTTTTCCTGAACATCTTGTCCGGATCAATTGGTGGGAGCGGTTTCTTCACGGGAGGTCTTTTGGCCTGCGGGTTATCGGGTTTGTCGGCGTCCTTCGTTTGGGCACGAGGGACGTCTGATCTGGGGGCGTCCGTCGGATCGGGCGCCTCCCACTTCTCAGGCAAATTGCTTGAGGCACGAGAATTATCACGTGGCCCACGCTGTTTGCGTGGGGGACGTTTGCCGCGTCGTGTCGCGGCTTTTCCTCCAGCGTCTATGGGTTGCGCCGCGACTGGTGGTGAGGGTGCAGGTGCTTGCGCGCCGCTACTCCCCATACTAATCACATTGCTTGCCACAGGCGGTGGGGCATTGTTCACTTTCACTTGTTTTTTCTGCTTGGGTGCAGCTTTTGGGGGTGCAGGCGCTGGCGCGCCGCTACTCGCCGGACTCACTGACTCTGCAGGTGCGTTCAAGTTACTCGAATTGTCTGTTTCCATTCTGAC